TATTGAGGGGCTAGTGTTCCCCATGATCAAGCTTGAGGAAGCATTAGGAGCTACAGCCATCCAGTGACTGAACCTACGCTTAACACCAGACTCCTTAGCGTCTAGGCAAGGACCTCGAGTCTCTACTAGGTACTCATCAGCTAGCTTACACTGTCCTTGGATATGCCTAAACATCGCTTGGTTCTTAAGCTTAGCCACCACAGACTCCCAGGGAATCATATGCTTCTGGAAGTAAGCATGGAGTCCTAGAGCTCCTAGACCCACAGACCTCTCTTTTATAGCAGATAGCTTAGCACGAGCCACAGTATCAGGAGCATTATCGATGAAGTGCTGTAATACATTGTCTAGCATCTCCATGCAATCTTGAATGAATAGAGGGTTATCCTTCCACTCATCAAAGTACTCTAGGTTGACACTAGACAGACAACACACTGCTGTCCTTTGAGAGTTAGTAGGTAGGAAGATCTCGGTACACAGGTTACTCCCATGGATCTTAAGACCCTTGTCCTGTAACCAGCTAGGCATAGCTCTGTTAGCTGTATCAGTAAAGATCAGGTAAGGTTCACCTGTCTGCATCCTGAGCTCTAAGAGCTTCTGCCAGAGATACTTAGCTGAAACTGTAGCCACTACCACACCAGTGTTAGGTTGCTTGAGCTCCCAAGTATCATCCTTATTTGGGTCTCTCATGCAGTCTTCTACCACCTGCATAAACTTATCTGAGATGTTAACACCATGGTTAAGGTTAAGAGTCCTAATGTTCTGGTCTCCTGTGGCCTTACGCATCTCTATGAATCTTAAGACATCTGGGTGGTCTATGTCCACAAAGGCAGCATAGCTACCCCTACGAGTCCTGCCCTGTCGATAGGCTAGACTACTAGCATCATAGACCTTCAAGTGAGGCATCACACCAGTACTCTTATCATCGACACCACGAATACGAACATGAATACCTACACCACCACCTAGCATAGACAACCAGTTAACCTCACTCAGAGTGTCTACCAGACCATCTGCACTGTCTTCAAGATAGCTTAAGAAGCAAGAGATAGGTAACCCCCTCTTACCACGACCATAGGACAGTATAGGGGTACTGTAACTTAACCAATGCTTACTAGAGTACTCATAGAGTCTCTTAGCATGCTCAGGATCACTAGAGAATGTCTTAGAGACATACCAGAACCTCTCTTGAGGACTAACTTCTTCCTCCTTCATATAAGACTCTCTAAGCCTAGTTAAGCCTAAGCTATCAAATAGGTTATCCCTAGTTAAGTCTAATGGTGGTAGTTCTGGTTGGTTAATCATGGGTTAAGCTCTCTCTTGGTCTAGAATTAAGTTAATGTATCATATACAAAGCATAGCTAGGCTTTATGACCCATAAATGATACATTATTAGTTATTGGTTATTGTTATTAGATATTCGTTATAATACACTTAAGGTAGTTATAGGTTATAGATAGGTTCCTGCTCAAGCATCTAGGATCTCTTAGACGTATCTAAGCTTGTCCTAAGTAAACCTAAGACTCTAATGCTGTTTCTACATAACCTCTAGCTATTTTTGGTATAACCTATAACTACCTTAAGTATACTATAGATGTTTAACTGCTCTTAAGGATCTTAAGTATCTCTATAACCCTTAAGGGATCAGGGACAATCCTGGCTCCCCCTACCCCCTCCCAAGCTTCTTGAAGATATGCTTGACAAAGTGTAGGGGAAGTTGTCATACTATTAACCATCAGTACACAACCCTGTGGAATATCTAGCCAGACTAGATACCCCAAGCAGTCACTTAAGACCACCGCTCCCCACAGCAAATAACCTAGGTCTTCCACTGTGTAAGGGAGCGGAACTTTTAAGTCTATGATTTATAAGGAGTTTGTAAAGTGCATAAAAGTGTTAAAAGTCTTGGTTTAAGACTGTTGTATAAATGATACGCTCCCTTACACAGTACAGCTATGCCTTTCTTTTAAGGAGAAACACAGATGTCAATACACATGGAAGCTACACTAGAGGGATTAGCCATTGAAGATGGTGTCTCTAGGTTTAAGAAGGACATAGAGCAGAAGGAAGCAAAGGGTATCCTTAACTTTGCTCAGAGTAAGCTATTCAACCAAACATTTATAGAAGCTGAAGGAATAGCTAAGGACATCTTGCAGTCCAAGGGAGGTCCTGTACAAGAGTGGAGAGAGCTAGCCAAGTCTTTAACTCCTGAACAGTTAGCTTTCATAACGCTACAACATATGTTTCATGGGGCTATTGTGTCTGCTAAGCGTAGTCTTATCTACACCCAAATAGCTGAGGATGTTATCAATACCTTGAAGCTTAAGGTAGAGAACAAAGAACACTTCATGAAACTAGGTATCCATGCCTACCACAGTATGTGTGCTTTACCCATATTTAATGAGTATGAGAACTATTCCCATAAGGAAACCATTGTCTACCTAACCTTTTCAGATGATACATTGACTGAGTTAAATGAACTGACTGACTGGCAGACCTACATGAAGCCCTTCTGGAGACCTATGGTGTCTAAACCTAGATCCATCGTAGAAGGCTCGTATCTTGAGTCTAAGCTGTCTTCTATGCTTAACCCTGTCCGTACCTTCAGTAAGACCCAAAAGAAGCTCCTAGAGCCTCTCATGAAGCCTGAGACCCCTTTTGTGAAGGCTTGTGATGCCATACAGTCTGTTCCCCTTAAGATTAACAGTTGGATAGTACCTATCATTGAGGAGTGTTATGCCCGAGGATTAAGCATAGGGTCTGTCCCAATTAACATACTACCTAATGGAACTACAGTATCCCGTAGACTCCTTAGGTCTCAGCTAAAGAGTCTTCAGGCTGGGTTCCTAGCAGACCTAGACGAAGCTAAGCACTACCAAAACTATGATGAGGTCTACTTACCAGTGACCATGGACTTCAGAGGTAGGGTCTACGCTAAGCCATACCTGAACCACCAGAGAGCAGATTACATCAAGGCTTTATGGTTGTTCGTGGATGGTAAGCAGATGGACACTGGTGAGGCTGTAGACTGGTTAAAGATCCATATAGCGAACACTGGGGACTTCGATAAGATCTCTAAGGCTTCATTTCATGCTAGAAAGGAGTGGGTTCGTGCTAACTTTGAGAGGATATACCAAGCAGTTACTGAGCCATTTGCAGACACCTGGTGGGCTGCTGCTGATGCTCCTTTCAGTTTTCTTGTTGCTTGTAGGGAGCTGGTTAACTTTGCTGATGTTGGTCCTGATTACTGGTGCCACCTGCCCATAGCGATTGATGGGAGTTGCTCAGGACTCCAGCACTACTCAGCCATGCTTAGAGACCCTGTAGGTGGTAAGTCAGTTAACCTACTACCCTCTAATAAGCCTGAGGATGTCTACAAGGATGTAGCAGGGATTGTGAACCAACTGGTTATCCAAGACAGTTCAGGAGAAGACCCAGTAGCTAAGGAGTGGCTAGACCATAAGATAGACCGTAAGGTAACCAAGAGAGCCACCATGACCCTGTGCTATGGGTCTAAGCAGTATGGGTGGCGTGAGCAGCTCATGGAAGACTTCATGGCTAAGTACAAGGCTCAGGTAGACCTAGGGCAGCTAGACAAGCATCCATTTGATAGCCCAGGTAAAGCATCTGGGTACATGGCTAAGAAGCTAGACATTGCCTTAAGGATGACCGTAGAGAAAGCTCTGGATGGTATGGAGTGGTTACAACAAGCGGCAGGTTTGTTAGCTCAGGAGGGACATCCTGTGGTCTGGTCATCACCTTTAGGTTTCCCAGTGGTCAATGAGTACTTTGGTGTTATTGAGAAACGTTTAAATTTAACCATCAATAAACGGAGGGTTCAACCTAGGCTTATTCTAGGGTTCACTGACAAGCTTAAGGGGTCTAAGCAACGGTCTACCATAGCTCCTAACTTTGTCCACAGCTACGATGCCAGTCACTTAATGATGACAGTCTTAGAAGCTAAGGAGAGGGGCATTGATAGCTTCTTGCTGATCCATGACTCCTTTGGGTGCTTACCCTCAGACATGGAGGAGTTCTCTGAGATTGTTAAAGAACAGTTTGTTGCCCTTTACAAGCACAATGACCCCTTTATGGCTATTTATCTGTACGCTATGTCAGTCTTGAGTGACAAAGGTAAAACTAAGTTGACACCCCCACCAAACAAGGGTACTCTTGATCTTAATGAAGTATTGAAGTCTAACTATGCTTTTGCATAACTAGGAGTTATAATGAGTAAACGATTACTAGATGTCACTGAGATGCTAGTGGCTGAAGGTTGTAAGGTTCCATTAGATGTGGCTATGACTCTCATGGAGTCTGGGTACATTGTGGAAGGCATGGAAGACCGTATGATTGATGGCTTCCAGGTTATTGATGATGTTATTAACCACTACGAGGAAACATATGAGTAAAATTATTAAAGCAGTCAGCCCTAAAGGTAAAGCTTCATGGCCTAAACTTTTTAAAGCGGACACACAATTTAAACCTGAAGGTGAATTCCAAACAGGTTTGGTAGTAAGTCCAGCTGAAGCTAAAGACTTTCAAGAGAAGATCAAAGCAGCTTTTGTAGAGGAGTTTGGAGAAGCAAAACTTCAAAAAGCTAAAATGCCTTGGAAGGTAGACGAAGATGGCAATGTAGTTTTTAATTTTAGATCCAAAAACAAACCTATTGTTGTTGATAGTTTAGGTAAAGCTATTGGAACAGAGTTAAATGTTAGTGGCGGCTCTGTGATCAAAGTAGGAGCAGGTATAAAGCCTTGGTTAGTTTCAGGTAATCTTGGTGTAAAGTTATACCTTAATGCTGTTCAGATCATTGATTTAGTAGAGTACAACAATAGCCCATTCGGTAAAGAAGAAGGCGGCTTTGTAGCTGAAGACGTTAAGCGGTCAGAGGAGGTATCTAGTGCAGTCGAGCAAGCCGAAGAAGACATCGACTTCTAAAGGGAAGTTGAGACAGTCTGAGGTCTTGCTAAAGCATGGAATCAGGAGTGGACTTGAAGACGTTATCTGTCAAGAGCTCACGGCTAAGGGGATACCCTACAAGTACGAAGAGTTAACCCTCGAGTACACACAGCCTGAGAAGAAACGTAAGTACACTCCTGATATAGTCCTAGACAACTCAGGTATTATCATAGAGATCAAAGGTCGCTGGGTAACCGCAGACAGACAGAAGATCGCTATGGTGAAGCAGCAACACCCTGAGATTGATTTAAGGATGGTGTTCAGTAACTCCAAAACCAAGATCTCTAAACAAAGTAGTACCACTTATGGATCTTATTGTGATAAACTAGGGATACCTTATGCAGATAAGATGATCCCTGAAACCTGGTTAAAGGAAACCAAATGAGCCAAAACCAAATGATTTTAGATCACCTACAACGAACAGGGTCTATCACCCTACGTGAAGCCTTGATGGACTACTCTGTCCAGTGTCTGACTAAGCGTATCCAAGAGCTTCGAGAGGCTGGTCATGACATCGTGACTCACTTCAAGAACCACCCAACTACTAATCAACGGTATGCTCGGTATGTTTTGAACCGCAATAACAAGAAGCGTTCTAAGGCTTTCTAAGACGTTTTAAGGGTAGGGGTACACTTACCCCTTACCTTTACATTAAAAACGCTTCTATGGGTCTCTAATGACTTCTAAAAGGCATTCTAACAACTAAGGAGTATCAAGATGGATATGAAGTTAACTGGTGGACCTGCTTTTCCTACCATAACTGGAGGTAATGTAGACGATAATACCTTTCGGTTTGAGGGAATGACCTTATTTGACTATTATGCTGCTGCTTCTATGGCTGGTGGTAATGACCCTGAGGATGCTTTAATGGATGCTGAGTTTATGATTGAAGCTCGCTTAGAGTATCTGACACAGCCTGAGATCAAAGATGAATCAGCAGCAGAGTAAGCTTCACCCCTCAGGACTTACTTGGGATCGCTGGAACTTCCCATTTAAGACCCCTGAGGAACGACAAATGATTACCCTATGGCGAGCGATGACAGATCTGTCAGACCCCTCTATTCCTTTTTAGTAGGTAGCACAATGGTTACACGTAAGAAGCCCAATGTAGTTAACACTCAATCTGAAACTCCTCGTGCAATAGAGCGTAGAAGCAATAGCTTGAAGTTAAAGCTGGATGATATGATTACAGTGAGTCCTAAGACAGCTAAGCAGAAAGACTTCTTTGATGCTTATAGAGCTGGAGACTACTTCATGTGTTTGCATGGTGTGGCAGGGACTGGTAAGTCTTACATTGCTCTGTACCGAGCTCTTGAAGAAGTCATGGATAAGAGTAACCCTTACGAGCAAGTAGTGATCATTAGATCAGCAGTCCAGAGCAGAGACATGGGACACCTACCAGGCAGTGCTGATGATAAGATGGACATCTATATCCAACCTTATCGACAGATAACCTCTGAGTTGTTTAAACGTGGGGACGCTTGGCAGCGGTTGTATGAGC